TTCCTCTTCAAAAAATCTGCCTCAAAACGGTTCATAAAGGCAATAGGTTCTGATTCCTTATCCGGCATGGTAAATACAATATCATTTTTGGCTAAAAATTGTGCCATCGTGATGTGGTTGAATTTATCATACCCTTCTCTAACAGATCCCTTCGCATCATCTCCGTATGTCGAGATAGCGCAAAGGTCTCTGAATGTTGCAGGGTGTTTCAATCCGAGTTCTTCTCCAATCTGACTAAGTTCAGTCTTATCATAGCAGTCAAAAAATGCAAGCCGATGTAGTAGGCTATTGACGATGCTATTAAGATAAACTGTCATATTCTGTCCAGATGGATTAGTTCCCATGAATCTTAGAAGAGTTCCATTGTAAGCAATAAGGGGAGAGCAAATATCATGAGCAATTACCTTCATGACCCGTAAGTCATTAGAAGAATAATTACCACTCCATTTGGCAATCTCAAACATTACTGCGAACGCTGTTAGGGTGAGTTGTTCAGGCATGCGAAGGTCGTACTTCGCATAGTCTCCAGCAATAATTCTATCGTCGCCAAATTTTGCCATAAAATCACTGAGTTCATTCCACTCCACTCCATGACTGTTAATGCCGACAGCACATTCAGCCACAAGAGGGTTGGTAGAAAGAAAGCGAGCGATTGGTAGGTAAAACTTGCGAATTACTATCTGTAGAGCTACGGGTGCCGCCTGAAACACCCTTACCTTTTCTTTGCTTAACTTAGTTGGTTCGTCTTTAAGTGAAGCATTGAAAATTGAATTGAGAAACTCGTTATTATCTGCTTTTTCCATGAGTTCGTCAACAAGAGTCCAAATTTCAGGCTTAAACGTTCTAGGGCATGCGTTCTTATCAGTGATAGGTAAGTCAACAAGCCAGTTCGTTTTAGGCCCTCCAATAGGATATCCCATTGAGGTAGAACTATTCATGGCATCCACAAATTTAAGTCCATCAATTCCAGATACGATTTCCACATTGTTTAGTGGGCGCATCTGTTCCTTCCACATTGTTTCTTGTGTGATAAAAACTTCTTTCAACTCTAGCAGGTAATCATCCATAGCGTTTTCGACGGCTACGGGATCAAACCCAATGGAGGGCTTAGAGCAAGTAGAAAGAGAAGCATACCACGGCTTCCACAATTGGTTATCGGTGTGCCCATCTTCACGTACTATGGGCTGTTCAAACTTGGGAGGTCCCCATTGATTGGGTACTCCTGTCACTTCTTTCACAATATCTGTAATGACAGTAGGTACCACGTTGGATTTATAGGGGTTACCTCTTACAACTGAACCATAAACTTCTACAGCTGCATCCTTGTCCAAATAGTTCGTGGGACATTTACGATGCACGTCTGAGGAAGTCACAATCTTCTTTCCTGCCACAATATCCGGGATATCTGAAGCTTGTGGTCCTAAAACAAAAGTCTTACTTTTGAGTGCTAACGCCTTTGTCGCGTAAACCAACTCATCTTGCAAGACTGCCACTCCACATCCCTTCGATGTGCCAGTGACTCCGCCAATATGAAATCCTACAATCGCCATTTTGGTGGTTTTAGCGACAATAGGGGACATACACATGCCAGCGAATGAAACCATACCGTTAAGATCATAGTATGCTCCATTGAAGACATGCCTACCATTACTGACTCCAGCTGTATTCTGCCATAAGATAGTAGAAGAAAATTGGGATCCTTCTTTATCTAGACCATATACAGTAGCCTGGGTAGGAGTTGTGAGGTGTGTTTGTGGGAAAAATTCAATAGCGTTTCGCAAAGGTCCTGTGTTAGGAACGTAGACCAGTGCCAAATCACTTTCTCCTACACGCATACAAGAAGTCGGGTTAAGAACGAACTTCATGACACGTGTACCGAGAGAAAGTTTAGCAATTGAGGTTTCAGAAGGTAGAAAATGGAAAGGAATAGCAATCACGTTGGTGGTGACTGCAAATGCTCCAGAGAATTGATCTCCGATAACGATTTGACCTGTACTTTTAAAGACACGGCTTGCAGCAGCGTCTGAACTAGTTAGCCATTTCGTATTATCTGAGGTATTCTTGATAACATTTTTCCAAACATTTTCTTCCTTATCTCTCTTTTGAATGTCTTGGATTGAACGAGGTGAAAGAGAACCCTGCACTGATAGTGATGTGCGGAGTGCCTTGACAACCTGGGCCACTCCATATAAGACAGAAAGAGAGGCGAAAAGACCACAAGCGTATTGGACATGCTTGTCGCGAACGGTTTTAAAGAGTTCGGGTAGAACTCCTCTTCGCGTATGGATCTCTTCTAAATATGCATTTTTCTTAGCTTCTACAATTCCGGCGTAGCAAAGCATGAAATAAAATGCACAAAAGACAAAACAGAGGATGGCAAAATGCAGATTGAATCGAGACATAAAAAGGGTAAGAAGGAAAGTAAAAGTGATGTAATTGCGTACGTATACTTTAACTTCTTGTCCAATCCAGTCCGAACCTGCATAAAGGATACCAGCCTTTACATAATCGTTACTCATCCAGGACTCAGGAATATAAGAAGACCACAAGGCATAAGGCGAATCATGAAAATATTCAAATCCAGCTAATAGAGCTTTCACTGAATAATCTTCAATCTTCGTCTCGGCTTGTAATCTCATCTTACGTATTTCAAGAGTACTGGTTGAGATCTTAGATGCAAGGGTGGTAGCAATGCGTTCCCCAAAGTGAGGTTGATAATCACAGGTGCAAGTCTGTAGGACGTGATTACATTCTTGACAAACTGTGACTAAGTTTGAGGGTTCCTTGAAGGAATTGACAATGTTACTCTGATGTGCGTCGTGTTTCTTCGCGTAATCAGCTACATGGTCAAGAAATTCAAAGATACTGATATTCTCCTTCACCTTTTCCCAGTGACTGAACATTTGTTTACCTGGACCATCTCCAATTGGTTTCTCTATATCGATCAACCAAATATCACGGATGGTATCCAAATCGCCAAATGTCTCAATCACCTTAGAGGTGTCAAGCATATTATCAGTAGTGAATTCGGGTCTAACTTTAATCGTTGCATGTACATGACAACGACGTAAGATAGACATGGGGTTGTTGGAGGTTTTAGCAGCGTGTAAATCCTTAACATTAGTTGTGATGGTTAGCGTTCGAGGTTCGATAGTAATCTTACCTTTATTAGCTAGATCCGCCATAACTGCAGCTTCACGGATATTGTTGCAAATCTTGATGATCCAGTCGGAGGGAGCGGTCTCCCAAAACTCAGCACGAGAGTTACCGTAGTCGTCAATCTTAATGCCAGTTACATAGGAGCGGTAAGTGGACATATATTTCTCTTTATCATTAAGAGTGACTACATATTCGGATGTGCTAGGAACATTCATGGCTTTGTTTGCGGTTGCCATGGCCAAGTCAGCTACTGAAGTTTTTCCTACACCGGAATCTCCAAATAACTTAACAACAACAGGTGACTTTCGCAGTCCACCTGTTACACGTGTGGAAATAAACTCAGCTCTCATCCTGCCGAGTGATTCCCATTTCTGTTGAACGATTTTCTTTTCTGCTCCTGCTGGCATGGTTTTGTATAGCGTAGCAAGAGTGTCAATTGTATCGTCCAAGTCCTTGTCAAATTCTGATTCATCTTTACCAACGTATTTCTGGAGATTGCCATTACGTACAAACTCCCATTCGGTAGTGAGTTGGATGAACTTTTCTTCTAATTTTACGATCTCATTAGAAGAAAACAGAAGGGGCTTCAAAGAGCCTTGGGTGAAGCAGGTGTATGCTCCTTCTGCAAAAAAGACTACTGTTTCGATGCAAGCATCGACAAGATCCATAGCGTTGGCTTGTTTAGTCATGGCTTCGACAGCAAAAAGTTCGAAATTGCCCATAGAAAGGCTGATTTTGTCTGTGACGCCAAGAGTAACAAGCAGAGATAATACGCGTGAAATCTTGGAGAATGATGGTGAATTGATTAACAACTTCCAGTTGGTGAGGGCTGTTGTCATATCATTCAACCATTGTGGTCGTTCTGATGATTGAGGTGTCATGTCCTTAAAAAGATCTTGGACAATCGACGTAAGATGTGTTATGAGCGATTGTTTGTTGTGAGTTTTAGCGTAAAGGGTAAGTACGCTAATAAAGCCAGTTGCGTTATTGACTGAAGATAAAGCTCCATACAGAGCTACAAGATCTTCAAGTTTTGACAAGGCTTCAGCAGTTAATTGGGTGCGTAAATGAGCGTGTAGGTTCATAAAATGTGGTAAACTGATAAAACTTTGTGGGGTATAGTTACTGACTCCTGCGTTGTTTAGCAGGGTGTGGATCTTTGTGATGATTAGGTGAGCAGATTGCTCGTGACTTATTTTCTGGTGTGTACCCTTATTCTCCTCATTGAATTGTGATTGCATGATTGTGAATAAGTCGGGGTTTACTAGTCAGGGGTTTTTGTTAATAAACTTAGTACCAAATTGTATGGTGCTAGGTTACGTTTTTCTTTAGTTGTATAGGTAGTGGTCGTTATAAAGGGTCAGCGTTCCAGAGCTGCCGCATGTTGATGCATGCGGAAAATGAAACGACATCATCCCAAAACAAGTGATAATTAAATAATACTCAAAGTGTATGATTAATGTTCTCAACTACAGTGGGGCTTGCTAATAAAATAAAACGATCCAACAGTGACTGGTCTTTGTGCCAGTGTGCTAGAAATATGTGTTTTAAAATACTAGTAGGTGCTTGTAGAAAGGGATACAAAATATCTTATCCAAAAAACGTAGCATAGCTACAATAAGGGTTAGTCGAAAGACAAAGGAATAAAGGGAAAGATCTAATACTAGAATATAGATCTCGATAAAGCCCAATAAATTCCAAAAAATGGTATGCACAAAAGTGTGTACGAGAGAACCGGTGCGAGGTTCTCAAGGCCGTTCGGAAGTCGGCATGATAGATACTGTGGGTATAGTAAATGTAAATTGTTGTGTTTACAAAAGAACTTTCCTGTATTTATTGTGTAGACAAACGTAGCGGGCTCAGTGGCATATCGGTAATACGATAGAGGTCAGCTGAGTTGCCAATTTAAATCGTACTGTTAGAATAAAGGGTTTCGGCAGAGTGTAAG